ATCTCTCTGCCTCTGTTTGGAATGGAAAGCGGGGAGCTGGTTGATTCGTCTTTTGCGATAGCAACAGCTTCATCCTCGATTGCCATATAAACATTAGGACATTCGTACCAATCGGAAGACTTCTTCACTGTGGTTTCAATAACATCATTTTCCAAAGGGTCAAATGACGCTACTTCCTCGATTGGTTCCGGTTCTATGGATATAGTCCCATCCCCGGATATCCTGAGTCTCCAGTTGATTGCGGTAAGGATTTTATCAACCATTGAAAGATGAGTCTCCCCGTCTTCCGCTATGATGGCCTGAGACAGCGTCGGAGAAGCCGGAGACACCGTTACCGGGGCAGGAGTTACGGAAAGCAAATTCCTGACTACATTAGCCCCATTAGATCCCGCCACAGCGTACCAGCCTCTTGTCAATAAAACATCCTCTGCCGGCTTCAACACCGAATAACACTCCAACTCTGTCTCCATTCTTCTTCCTTCGTAGGTGACTTCCGGAGAAGTAGCTAACCCGGTGAAGAGTGGAATATGAGCGTTGTCTCCGTCCTGCTTTGCGTCTAAATAGATTCGTATCCATCTCTCTCCGCCATCATAATTGAGACAGTCAACATCAGCGGAGGCCCGCAAGCCTTCTCTTTCACGCTTAACGGAACCTCCCGTTATTTCAATTCTTTCAATGTCCCGCCATGTGGTGGAGTCCACAGTCATGGCATAGTATGAAGCCGTAAATCCTTTAGACCAATCCATTCTATACCTCCTGCGTCTCCATCCACTCGGCATAAGTAAGCCCGTCATAGTCTTCCGGGTCTACCCTTGTTATTGATAGCGAAAAACTGACTATTCGCTGGCCGTTGTCATGCTTTCTCGATTCTGAGACTTGCACATCAGCAGCATAGCTTGAGCCGTCTTTCGTGCGAACATGACAGATACCCGGCCACACCGCAAGCCTTCTCATGGCCTCGATGACATCCTGATCCTGTGAGGCAACTACCGCAGTGCTGACGGAACCCGTCCTTGATACCCCCGGATTCCAGTCACCTTGGATAGAACCGCCAAGGTATTTGGTCTCTTGGAAGTCCTTCTTCCATGAGGAAGACAAGTCAACGTTATATCTGAATTCCACCCTGTTCTGACCGAAATCAATGACATTGAATTCAGAGTCAAGCCGGTCACCTTCATCCTCGTCCATGTCTAGGATAGCTAGGTGGTTATCCGCAGTGATGAAGTCTCCGTTGATAGTGTGGTAAACAAATCGATGTCCGCCATGTTCCCCGATGGTCGGGAAAGGGTCAACGTATTTTTCTCCGAAAGTTGCGTTCGGATAGATTAAGACAGGTCTGTCCACGGATAACCTATATAAGTCACAGGTATCCCCTTGCGCCCATCCCTCCGGGGCAATCGGAGTCAGGAATGCAACTAAATTCTCCTCATCAACTATCACATCCGCCTCCGGCATGACAGCCTGATGTGTCCAGTGGACTTCAAATTCGATAGGGTCTGCGGTATCACTCTGTCCAAGCCCGTCTTGGACTGTTGCAATGATTCTGTAAGAAGCTCCGTCATCAAGAGGGCCGGTCAGGTCATCCTGTGTAATGGTCATCTCTGCTTCCCCAGTCTGCTCCATGATGCAAATGGTTTCCCCCTTGAATCCGTTGTAGTCAGTTTCGTCAGGCCGGACTAAGTGGTAGTTTTCTGCCCGCTCAATAATGACCGTAGTTGTTCCGCCTGTCAGCGCGCCTGTTACTGTAAGGGTAAGAGGCATGACGGTTAATGCGTTGATAGTCCATGAGTCCTCATCCACAGTGACAGTCTGCTCCACCAAAGAAGTCTGAGTAACAGTACAGACTAATGGTTCTGCTATAGTCACTGTGACCGGGTCACTGTATCCTTGGGATTCCTTGCCGGATGCGGAGACTACCGCAACAGCCAAGTTATGAGTCTCGCCTGTTTCCCATCCTGCTATCAGCGCGTTGATAGTGACGCTCTGAGCTGTCTCGGTGGATGCTATGACTTTGTAGTTAAGTTCATAGTATCCTGCCGGACTGTCATAAGTTCCGGAGAATTCATAGTATCCTGATGTAGAAGGGTTTCCTGTTGGTTCTAATACCCTTGTATACACATAAGGACTAGCGTCTGTTCCGGCACCTGTCCTTGTGTAGTATATTTTTCCATCGGCAACAGAAGTATCAGAGGAAGCAACGTACTCCCCAAGGTTGACTTGGTTATAGTTGTCCCCACTCTTAGCGTAGTATGTCTTATTCGCCTTGACATGGGTGTCTGTTGTCAGAACATACGTTTCAGTGCTTGTCGGGTCTGCTATGTCAACCACATTCGCTCCTGCCTGCGGAGTGCCGTCCGTAGAGACATATACCCATGAGGCTGTCACATCCCCGCTCTGCGTTATAACGCTCGCAGACAGTTCCATGACCGGGATAGCCGGAGCAGAAGTCAGGTCAATCGTTTGGATGTCGGAGTATGCTCCATATGTTGCGCTGTCTCCGTCTCCTGACTTCAGCCTCACCCTGACATACCATGTTATTCCGGTATCCAACCCGCTGATGTTCCACCTGGAAGCGTGAGTGTTGCGGATCTCATAAGTTTCCGGTTCGTCTGTGGATTCCCAAGCGTCAGAATGGTCTGCCCAAGAAAGTTCTGCTGAATCGGCTGTTGCCCATGCCCAATCAAAGGTTACTTGGATAGTTCCCGGTACATCAGTGGCCGCCACATTTACATTGGTCGGTGCTGCGGGAACCGCTCCTCCGATAGATAGTTTAGCGGACTTCATTCTTCTTGTAACGGCATAGGAAGTAACTCCGTCTGCTCTTACTGTTGCCCGGTAGCTTCCGACTACCGCACGAACCACAAAAGAAGGAGTCCCCGTCCATGCAGGACACTGTACTGTCACCGATGAAGAACCATGAGGAATTATACCCACCGTGAAGCCGGTTGGGTTATTTTGGTCGCAGTAGAGAACCTCCAAGAAGGAGTCCAATACCGCAGACTGGTTGTCAGCATTCACTGTTACCCTGTGTGTCTCAGCGTCAACATTTGTCACTGACAAATTTTCAGGAGCCGTCAGAGGGCCGACATCAACCATTTTAGGAAGGCCGTAGGTCACATCCTTGTCATGGATGTTATTCACACGAACAAAAAGGCACTGGTCATATCCTACTACAGAATCAATGGAGAAGGACGCTCCATCAGATCCTGCCGTGTCGGTTGTGGTCTTTGCGTCTGTCCAGCTTGCACTGTCAGGGCAGGCCAAACCCGCATCAGGAGTCGCAAAAGCGTATTGAATTGTGGTTGAGTCAATCGGATGGTTTGCCGGTGAAGAAGAAGTCCATTTGACCGTACAAAGGTATCCGCCCGCCGCCACAGTCTTTGCTTTGGCGGAAGTGATATTCGCCCGATACGGCAAAGCATAAACGTGTTTGCCATACCTCCACGCAGAAGCTCCTGCCGGGCCTCTTGACCTTACCCTAATCCACCTTGTCCAAGAACCATCGGCAAGCCTTGCTGTGTCCTCGGATACGGTTAACGAGGATTCTGCCGGTTTAGAACCCGCCAGCCAACCCGGCTTAGAACTAGACCATGTCAGTTTGGAACCATCAGTTACTGTGGAATTCTTGACCAACATCGACTGGTATTGCACATCATTGAAAACCGCTGAAGAAGTGTCCGAAACTGATGTCTTCCAACTAAAGGTGCATTGATTGGAAAGTGTGTCTGACGGAGTCACCGTTATAGCCCCGGGCCGATTTGGCTTGGAAAGGGTGAATGTGTCTTTTGCCCATTCTGAAACAGTAGGGTTATGTGTCTTCTTCTTCTTTCCGGTGCCTGTGGTGTAAGACTTTCTGTTGCCTCTTACCCTGAATTGAACCGACTTCAGATAGGGTTTCTTCGGTTCCGGCCAGTAGTCATCGATGGGAAGTTTAATGGTTTTCTGTGTGGTTGTCTTTCCGACTCCGCTCACATTGTGCCATTTACTCCACTTTGTCCCTGACTTAGTCCGGTACTGCATTGACTGGCCGTCACCATAGTCAGCATCCCCGATTTTCCAAGTGCAAACGTAATTTCCTTTGTTTCTTTTAATGGAGGGGCCTCTTGGCTCTTTTGTTTTTTTCTGCTTTGCCATTATGACGTCCTCACTCTAAGTCTTAATTCGCGCATTAACTCATCGGCTAAAGTCCGCGCGTCTTTTGCGCCATCAACAGTTATATAAAAGTTATTGGTTGTTCCGCCTCCGCCCATCTCTGAAGCTATAGCCTGGGCGAATGGTCTCATAGCTGAACCGGATAACGGGATAGCCGCCTCCGGCGTACGCTCGCCGACACCGATGATGGAAGGCCCATCAAAGACACCACCCTTGGCTTTCCATCCCACATGGAAGCTCGGAAGTGATCCTTTGCCGCCAATGCCATAAGGAGCCTTACCGGCAGACACTGTGATCTTGGGTATCTGAATGCCGCTCATTATCTTTCCGAGGTGCAGCGGGAAAAGTCCTTTGATCTTGTTCATGATGCCCTTGATCTTGGACTGCGCATCCCTGATCGGCTTCTGCAATGCATCACCGATTTTCTTCATGGCAGACTTAACCAGCGAAAGCGCACCACCGCCAAGCCCTTTGGCAAGAGACTTTGCTAAAGTGAGCGCAGTCTTCGCCATCATTGGCACAATCTTGATGAGTGCCTTGATTATTGCCAGTCCAATCTTAGCAGCGGAGGCCGCTAAAGTCGGGAGTGACTTCACAAGACCTTCGCCCAACTTCCTTAACATCTCTCCACCCTTCTCTGCGATAGTTGGCAGATTGGAACTAAGGAAGGACGCTATATTCGTGACAATGTCCGCTGCCGTTGAAGCGATTGTTGGCAGAGCCGTAACGATTCCCTCCCCAATCTGCATAAGGATCTCTGTGCCTTTATCAAGAAGTCCCGGCAAAGCGGATGTTATGCTTGAACCAAATTCGCTTATCATGGTGGAACCTTGAGAAAGCAAGGTTGGCAGCGTTGTGGTTATTCCGGTCACAAGGCCGTTAATCAGTGCGGAACCCTGAGACATAATCATCGGGATTCCGGTTTGGATGAAAGTCCCAATTAAGGTTGGAATCTGTTTGATAATGTTCCCAATCATTGGGATTAAGTTTTTAAACAGGAAATTCCCGGCATTAGTTGCTAAAGACTTCATAGCCGGCTGGATGTCTCCACCAGTGGCAAGAGTTGCACCAAGGTTTTTAGCTGAAGCCGCCATTGCTCCAAATGATCCGGAGAATGTTCCCGATGCCTCTGCCGCCGCTACGCCTGTCAGTCCAAGGTCACCTTGGATTACATGGATAGCATCGTATACATCTCCCAAATTGGAGATATCATACTTCTGCCCGGATAGCTTGGATGCGTCCGCCAACAGACGCTCCATCTCCTGTTTCGTGCCCCCGTAACCAAGCTTCAGATTGTCCCAGTATGTTACCGTCAGGGCTTTTTATCCCTGACTTCTTACGGTTTCGATTCCCGCAAGTTCAGCATATCTTTTCACCCTCGTCCATTCGTTAGGGTGTCGCGGCCTCTTGGAAGGATTATATCTTTTCACCTTCTATGCGTTGCCCCTGACTATAGTTCCTATAGCCTTCGGTTCGGGTTAGCATTTCAGCTTTCCCGCTTAATTCCGCGATAAGCTCCTAGCCATTTCTGACTAGGCCGCCAAACAAAATAGCATGGTGTAGTTTTGCTTACTGAAACCTTGGTACGCATTCTGGATATTCTCGATTGGAGTACCCATCTTGGCGGCGTTATCTGTCATGTCCATGATGGCTGTATTTGCCGCCTCTGCCGCCTTTGATGTGTCCCCACCGAAAGCTTGTTTCAGAGACGCACCAAAGGACACAGCCTGTTCCGCATAGTCATTCGCAGATATACCGGCCTTTGCCGCCTCCATAGCATAGCTTTTCGCCTGTTCGGAAGCCTTCCCGTAAATGGTGTCTAGACCACCGAAAGACTGCTCTAGTTTACCGCCTTCATCTATGGCGGCCTTGAATCCTGCGGTGATAGTCCCGCCAATGGCAAGCCCGGCAAGTGCCTTCTTGATGCCGGCACCCATCTTAGAGCCAGCCTGTTGCCCGGCACTCTCACCACCTAAGACTTTCTCGACTTGTCCGGATATCCCCTCTGCTTTGGGAATGATCTGGACATAAGCCTTACCTATATCAGCCATTTGTCACCGCCTTTGTCAAATTTTTCCATGCGTCACTGAAAGCCTTGCCTGATGTAAATGATGCCGTGTCGGTTTCTTCGCTATTGTAGATCACATCGGTTAATAACTCCGGAGCAGGGTCATTCTTCTTTGCCATCAGGTAATGTCTGATTAGCGTTAACTCATCGGATGTTTTCGCCATGATAGCCTCATGGGAAACATAGGTCATCCCATTCAGCTTCATCTTTATCCTGCTGTCCGCCCTTAATCCATTGGCAAATATTCCCAATTTACTCGGACGAAACTGGGAGAAGTCATAGATGTGATATGTCTCAGCTAAGTCACACAGAAGTGCATCCCTATCGGTCATCAGCATCATAGCAAGGCGTATCAGTTTTTTGTCGCATCGGATTCATTGAGGAATGCAATGATCTCTCCGGCTTCCTCATCCACGCGGGAGCGGGATACCTTTCCTTGCACACGCAAATGTTCGTATAAGGCCTTTTTCTGTTCTTCGCCCAGCATGAAAGCAAGGACTTTAGACAAAAGGAGGCCGTTTTCACTGGCCTCCGCTAGTAAATCAATGAATTCCATGTCATCAAGTAAGTCCGGGTCAATTTTGAATTCGAACCCGGATTCGGTTCGGCCACTAATCATTTTTGCCTCCTTTACGGCTTAACGATGTACTCTTTATGAGTATCCTGATCGGAAGTAAATCCGCCAGGCATAGCCGTGATGGTCATCTCATAACCGACAGCTTCGTCATCCTTGTAAGTAATGTCTCCCAGTTCTGTCAGTTTCGCATTTGGTGCTACGATTCTCTTGAGGATTCCTCCCTTGAGAATCATTTCGCAAACATAGACCGCCGCTTCCTGCTCCTCTGCATTGGCCTTGATAGTGATGCCGGTGTCCAGTGTTCCGGAAACGTTAGCGTCTCCGTAAACAGCCTTTAAGGCATCCACATTCATTGCCTCAATCAGAGTAAACTGGAAGGTGTCTGTTTTCTCAGTCAAAGGTGTCAGCACAACATCCCCGCCCCAGGCTTTGATCTCTTCAGTCTCCGGAGAATTCGAATTCACAAATCCGTCCTCAGAAACATATCCAAGACAGGAAAAGCCATCTCCAAGGGCTGTTGTCGCATCGGTCGGCAAAGTAGTCCCAAGCGCAGCGCGGTAAATAGCCCCGCTCACTTTCGGTTTGCCCGTTGTAACGTTCGCAACCACATTAGCCATTCTTTCGCTCCTATTCTATGCCGTATGTAACCACATACAAGCATTGATATCGATATTTTTTTGTTCTTGTGTCTGTAAAGTTATAGTCTGAGTTGAGGCGCACAGCACTTATCTCATCAAGTTCCACCATGTTTTCGATGGCGGCTTTTACCTGTTCATTTAGCAGGGCCGCGTCATACATGGATGGGCCGTAAGACTGTGCCGCTATAGTGGCTGAAGGAATATGGTTGGTCTTGCTGGAGCCGGTTTTCTCAAGAACCACAAACGATTCGATATCCTTCTCCGGAACCTCCATAAAGACATCCACATCAAGCACCTCATTCAAGTAGTCCAGTATTATTTTTTCAATCATAAAACTCACATCCTGAGTCCGGCTGCTCCCAAGGCTTTTACAAGAGTGTTGTCTTCCAGATTCTTTTCGGCCGCTTCTTTGGTTTCTGGGAAAACGTTGGTGATAGCCACCCAGTCTGCAACGTGAGTCCTGACACCGTATCCGCTTCCTGCGGCACTGGCCACAGCGTTACCGGCTTCCGTCAATGCCGTCTGCATTTCTGAAGACTTCATCAGTTCATTCAGTCCTGCCAAATTAAGCTGAAACTTATTCTTGGCCATATCTGCTCACCTTCACTTTTTTGTTCCATGAAAGCGGAATGAGGTTATCGAGTCCCTGTGTAGGCTTCCCGATAACCTCAAAAATTTCTCCAAAGAATTCCACTCTTTTGTTTTCCCATTCGTGGGTATCCCCTTTGGGTATGGCCAGCGTATATGCCAAGACCTTTCCGGACAGGTTTCTCTCGTCCACAATCTCCTGAGTAGACGGTTCCCCAATCAAGACATTCTTAACAGGAACAGCCTTTTCTCTGTAGATTGGCCGATTAAACTCATCCAACCCGGACTGCACTCTGTCAAATAAAGTTATAGTTATTCCTTTAATGCCCACAGAGTCACCGTCCCTATCTGCTGAGTCGCAAGCCCAAGTCTTTTAAGGTCATTGTTCATAATCGCATTGGCAATACCGCCACCGGGGACAGCGTAAGTCCCTGACCATGAATAGCCTAAAGCACTCTGCGACTCCTGAGACATCGCATCCCCTTCTGTACTCTGTCTGAGTACCCTTGTAACCACATCCACGGTCACAAGTTTTAAGGTGCTTTCGTATGCCTCGGAATCCGCTGCCATTTCATCAAGATCCTTGCCAACATTGACTGCACACTGTCGCAAAGCGTCAGAGATAAGCGGAAGCAATGCCTCCGCCCTCTCAGATTCTGTTTCGGACAGTGGCCGCCAAAGAAGGTTAATGTCTTCCACCGTTGCAAATGCGGTATTCATTTCTTTTTCCCCTTCGCAGGTTTTTTCTTTACTTCCGGAGAACTAACAAGCTCCAAGTCTTCCCCGGAGCATTTGGTTGTGGAAGTAAAGACCACTCCTGTTTTCACGTTGCGATAAGTGTACATAAGGGCCTCCTAACTACGCCTGGATTCTTGCAAATGCTGCAGGCACAAGAATGCCCCAGCCAACATAAGCCTCACCGCGAAGGTAAATCTGATTGTGGCCTTTAAGGTCACCAGCTGTAGCGTCATTGTCAGGATTACCATATTCGATAATCTCGATTGGAAGCTCTCTTGCAAATCCCCAACGGAAGTAGTCTCTGAAGTTGCCAACGATAGCGCGGTCAGTGTTAGTGTTGCCAGTGCCAGTGCCGGTGAAGGAAACAGTGCTGTTTGTGTCAATGCTCAGACCTTTGAGTGTGTCAGGATTTGCACCCCACTCAAGTTCAGGGAACAGCGGTTTGTTGGAAGAAGAACCTTCTTTGATTGCCGCGAGCGCAGAGCGGAATGCGGGAGCCATAGCCATACCGGTAACCTCATGCTCGGCTGCCTCAATCAGAGCGATTGCTGCCGTTACATTGTCATTTGCTGTTGCAGCGGCATATGTAACCGTCTGACTTACCTTGGAATCGAAGTGGTTGGTTCCGATAACAGTAGAAGCTGTTGCTGTTCTAGGGTTAAGCCCGTGGAAAGCCATGATATCGATACCGCGGGCAACTTTAGCCGCAAATCCCTCTGCAAAAGCACGAAGGTACTCAAGCTGGATCTCTTCGGAAGCGAACATAAACTCGTTAGAAACGCGAGTACCATACTCAACTTTTACAGGTACGATAGTTACCTGTCCCATAGTTGCTCCGCCATTGGACTTGGCACCGGACTCGGCTACAATGTCAATTTCCTTATCTAAGTTGAAAGTCCAAGCTGTCTCTCCGCGGAACGGAATCGGTTTCTGTCCGGACAGTTTAGCAAGAGAAGACTTGCCTCTTACAAGGTTGAAAAGTTCATTAGTCAATTCAGCGGGAAAAAGAGTTACTCCGCTGGCTGTGGTCTGTAAAACATTAGCCATAATTAAGCCTCCTATTTTGTGAGTGATGACAGTAAACTCAGATAAGCCTCATCAGAAGTGCCGTTGCCGCCCATGTCAGGACGCGCAACTTCATTTGTCCGCATTGGCGGCGTAGTACTCGGCTTTAAGTAAGACGCAAGCGTTTTTGCGTCAGCAGAAAGTTCTTCTTCATTTTCGCCGACAAGCCTGTCAGCCAGGTTGATTGGCAGACCGTTGTCATTGGCTATTTTATTTTTCAGCAAAGATGTCTCCGCTTTTACCGCCCTCGCGGTCAGGTCAGCCACCTCTGTGTCATGTGCGGCCATTTTAGTTGTCATGGTTTCTAAGTCCTTCTGTGCATCGGCAAGTTTCTTTTCGTATTCTTTCCTTAACTCCGATACCGCATCAGGACTTAGATACCCTTTGTACCTTGCCGCCATTTCGTCATCTTTCTGCTTTAATCTTTTCTGAATTGCCCTGTCAAAATCTTCCTGTGTTTCAATAATTTTAAAATCTGCCATTTTTTTCTCCCTCTTTTACCGTGAGTAAACGTATGTATTAAAAAAACACCCTTTTTGGGTGCTTAATTAATAGTCAATAATTTGTTGCTCTTCTTTTTGTGTTGATGCGAGCCAATATGCCAATATCGCGCTGTCCATAATCGACACATCATACAGTTCCGACATACTCTTGAAACCAAAACCACCGTTCGAGCCAATAGCCCTCTTTTCACAATTGGAAACAATGTTCCGTAAAGAAGGCTGGCCGATATGCGCTATCGTTTGCTGGGCAATGCCCTGATAAAACACTGCGTTTGCCGTGATGATTTCCTTGACCGTTGGTAGAATCGGAGGCGGGAAACCATTTTGTTTCATCAGGTCTTTCATGATCTGCTGACCGTTGGCCCCGTCCACCGCAACCTTTTCAACCTTCGGATTCCTCAGATACGGAATAATCCATGCTGGCCCATTCCTTGACGGAACGCAATCTAATACCTCGACAAATACCTTTCCATCGGATGTCTTGCTGGCAATGGACGCGGAAACATTCGCTCCGTCCTTTCCAAATTTGACTCCGATATAGTATTTCCCCGGAAGGTCAGGTGCTTTGATGACTTGTAACTCATCCCACTCCGCTGCGCTGATTGCGGATTTCTGTGAGTATTTCAGCCACAGCCCTAAACGTTGAATGTTAAAGTCGATTGCTCCGACAGATAACTCTGCCCGGATGTTCCTCTCCTTGAGGATAGTCCCAAGGGAAGGATTATATTCGTACCATAGTTCGGAATTGGAAATATCTTCCGTTTGCGATTCTATCGACCACTCTGCCCAGCCAACATCAACGGCAGTCCCCTGCATAACAGTATCTCTCAGACGAACAAAAACATCTCCTCCGGAAGTAGCCGTTGGTGGTGTTCCTGTCATAATAATCTGAGGGTTATCCGATGCACTGACCGTGTAGGCCAATGCACTCTCCTGCTTACTGGTGTACTCTTGGGCTTCGTCAATGATTAACAAATCAAAGCCCTCTCCAAGTCCGCCATTGTTTGTTCTAGTCCGGAAGTCAATGACTCCGCCACCATGAATCTCAATGTGTTCAAGACCGTATTGCTTCGAAGCGTAGAAAGACTTTTTTGGCATCTCCTTTTTCTTCTTGGAGTGTTCTTCGTACCCAGCCTTTTTCAGCAGCGTATATAGACGGTTGAACGCGTCATGGGATGTTGTGGTTCTGTGTGCTGTGTGACATATTTTCTCGTTTAATTTGACAATGCCATATAGTTCCCTTGCGGATAGGATTTCTCCTTTTCCGTTTCGCCTGGAAACCGCAAGACCGTATTTCATGTGCTTCCAAAGGTCATCATCATCGGTAGCCATGATGGCCTCTACTTGTAAGCATTGCCATTTGACAAGCTCCTGGCCTGTTTCATGATAAAGGTCAGCAGCATCGTGTCCTAGTGTTGTTGTATAGGCAACGTTGGTAAAAGTAGGAGTTTGTCTCCCCAACTTAGCCAACGCTTGCCCTCCTTGGTGTAAATACTATCTTTTTCCTTCGCTCCAGCTCCTCCGGGGAACTCTCCCATATTTCCTTTGTCCATACGTTCTGACTTTTTCTGTCAGAATGGTAGGTCACTACGCACCGACAATGTTCGTGCCTTCGGTAGATGTTTTCGGGAGCGTTTTCGTAGTCGAATGTTCCGGATATCCTTTGACACCACTCGCAACAGTTCCACCTTGACTCCCTTGTTATTGTTGCCCTCATCCCGCTATCATGTTTAAAGCGGGCATTGGTTCGGACAAAATCATCCATAAAAGCCTCGGAATTGTTGACTATCGGTTCTCCTATCCATATCAGAGATTCGTCTAGCGTCCTCCCTGATTCGGTCATTTTCCTGACCAAGTCATCCACTCTGCTCTCCGGGAAATCCGGCTTGATGAAACTCAAATAAATCCCGTTCTTCTCATCCAGCATTTTTTGGATCACTCCTGCCAGTTCCGTTACCATGTCATGGTTCTGACGGAGAGCGGGGATGACCGTCCGCTGTGCGATGTTGTAGTACAACGTGGAATTCGGCAAAGTCTCCGCAGTCAAGTGGGTCTTTAATGACCTCGATAGGATTTCTCCAAGTTCCTCTGCGTAGTCATGGGCATCGGTCAGTGTTGCGGTGCCGTCCCTGATCCTGTCAGTTATTCGTCCAATCCGAATGCTTTCCTCCACTCCATTTTGAAAGTCTTCCATGATAGCTTCATAAAGCTCCGGAACAATGTCAGCGGCCATTCAACCCCTCCTAGATCCCGGTCAATTCAAACAGCTTATCCGCAGTGAAGTATTCCGGGTAAATTGTATTGATTTTGTTGATGGCATCCCCGACAGCTCCGATCGTGGAGACATCCGCAGGGAATGCAGGATGCCAAACAGGTTTGGTTCGGTATAGCTGCGTTCTCTGATATTTGTAGTTGTCACGAACGCAGGCCGCCAAATACCCTGCGTTTAAGAATCCCGTTCCAAATGTCTGCATGGCCTTTCTTGCGGTCAGCCTTAGATTCTCATGCTGTGCCTTGATTGCCTCTGCGCTTGACGGGTTATCTGTGGCAAATCCAAGGTCATCCAAGGTTAGTCCCGTTTCCCCGGCAAACAGAGAAGCAAACATCTTTAACTGTTCCATGTGAGGGCTTTGACTTTGCTGAGTGAATTGGCCTAGTTTAACGTGATCGGTGCCGTCCTGATTCAGACTGAACTTCATCATAGCGGACATAGCTGCCTGCCATTTGTCCATCTTGTCATTTGCGCTGGAATCAACACCTGTCACCCATTTCTGAGGGAAGGAATAAAACTCAGCAGAAATCTCTGAACGCTTAATTGTTCTGAGCGCGCTTCCTGTTATTGACATACACGCTCTGCTAATCCGGCTATGTCCGAATTCCCTTACCGCATCAGGGCGGTAAATGATGGGAACGAGAAGCGCATACGGGGACTTATTCATTCTTGTGTCAACCAAAACTCCTTTGGTGTAGTATGCCGTGTATTCCTGCGTGAAATATGCCTCCGTCACAGGCAAGCCGTACACATCTCTTTCCAAGACGGCATATCCTTCAAACATCAGCCCCGTAACTGGGTCAATGATTCCTGTTGCGTTGCCTCCGTCAATAACTTGCATTCTTGGGAAGCCTGTCTCGTCCTCTGAGATATAGATAAAGTCACAGGAGGAAATCAACGCTCCCAAAATCGCAGAGGGCAAAAGCGTGTCTCTGTTATTAAGGTCATATATCTGATCCAGAGCGAAAGCGTCATCTCTGAATCCATAAAAATTAAGACGGTCTGCCAAGGCATCAACAGCCTTCGCACACCATCCCACCACAGAATTCCATAACCGTAAATCCGGGGGAGTGCTTATGCCGAAGTCGAAGGTTATGTTCTTCATTTCATAAAACTTATACCGCGTCTGCACCCTGATGCGCTTTCTCATCAACTTGTTCTGCAAATACGGGATTCCTTTGTAATCCATGGTATTACATCCTTTTCCAATGATAATATAAACTGGTAAATAATGGGGATTTTACGAGATATGTGTACAGTAAGGCGGGTTTGAATACCGGAGCCGTGGGCCTGGGGAAGCCGCCCCCCCATTATTCCCTCACTGAGTCTTCCAATCCCGTGAGTGTGGCAGATCCCTGTTCTGATCTACATCATCCTTTTTTATATTTGGGGCCAGCTTGGTTCCTTTTTGTCTGTTGCAAGCTCGATGTGCAAGCTGAAGGTTAGACAGGTCTGATGGGTGTCCTCCCTTTGCTATCGGAATGATGTGGTCAATGGACGCAGATAAAGGATGCGGAGGCTTAATGGTCTTATCGACGGGCTTTCCGCATATCGCACATATCTCTTGTGAAGCGAGTATAATCTTTTTGTTGGCTTCGTACTGCATCCGATGCGGGCCAGTCCTTTCGGGTCTGTACATATTCTTTCCTTTCCTGCCACTAGGAGAGGCTGCCCGCCACCCCGTGGCCTATGGTGTTCCGCAACCATAAAGGTTTGCGTTGGTTTTAAAACAATAAGGCAGCGGGCAAAAGAAAAGGACAAAAGCCTCTATGCCTTTGCCCTCTGATACCACTATAGCATAAGTGAATGTGCTTTTGTGTGTCATAGTTCTTTTATATGCGGATTCACCCGTTCAAACTCTAACAGGGCAAACCCGTGTAGATGTCTGACTCTGTCATAAGAGTAGTGCATCTCGTTGGCTATGTCCTCTAGCTTCTGCATCTGCACATACCTTCTCAACAGTATCTCAACGTACCTTATGTCCTCTATCCTCCCTATCTCCTCCGTTATCCTTTGCTTGGTATCCGCTAACTTATCTATCTCCCTACAAATCTTTCGCTCCTTCTCATCTATCCTTGCCCACAGTTCTGAAAACTTATCCGGGTCTTTCGTCCCCTGCACTGATATCCCATCATGCTTCGGGGAGGACAAGGAATATAGCTGATGCCACATAGATTCCTTTTGCTCTATCCATGCGGTTATCATTAGGTCGAGGTGTTTGATTTGTAGGAGATATTCTTTCACGTTCATCCTGTTCCCTCAATAAATTGAAAGCCTTGTCTAGTGCTTTGTCTAGCCTGTCTGCCTGGTCTTGGGTTAACTCACTATAGTCCACGTTTAACTTTAATTTTTGCTTATGGTTAAAATAATTAACTTTATTCCTGTTCACCTCTGATTTCCTTCACCATTGAATAAAATTTGTGAATCCCTATTTTTTCGGCAAGTGCAGTAACCTCTTTCATTGTGGCTTCCTCTTCTTTCTCTTTCTTCCATGCCTCGTATTTGTCTCTTGCTTCTTGGTAAGAAAGATGTTTAAAAACTTGGCTATAAAGTTCGTATCCGAAACAAGATTGCAATTCATCGTCTTGCATTCCTTTTCCATTATTACAGTGAATCAATTCCCGTACAAACTCCCACGCATCATTTTGACCTTCTTTCAATCCGTCTATATAACTTTCTGACTTAACATATGGTGTTAAATCGGGAATAATATACGACCTTGCCGATACGCATTTTCCATCCTCGTATCTCAAAGCATTAAGACAGGTTGTATCCTCGGGTATATCAATAATATACTTTGCCATTTAGTCCACCTCTCACTCCTCTCTGTCAATTTTCTGACCACAACCATCGCAATATTCTGTGTCCCACACTTCTTCTCCACACACGGGACAAATTGGTTCTTCATCTTCGTCCCTTATAAACTTCTTAGGTATCTGTTTCTCTAAAGCCTCAATAGCCATATCAATAGCTTCTTTTGTAAACCGTCCGTGTGGTGATATGTATTCTTTGTGTGTTTCTAATCTCTGTATTGCTTCTTCGATTTTCATTCCTTATCCCCTTCCCACGGCTCGGGCAGTGGCATCCATGCACGAACCTTCCAATATGCTCTAGTGCCAGCTAATTCCCACGCCTTTGTTCTAGGGTGGAATTTAATAACGGTAACCTTCTGGTAAGGTGTCCCATCTGAGCAGGTGCATATATAACGGCCCGTTTTGTCCGGCAATCGCTCACTGCATGGAATCCACTGCGGAAATGGCTCAATAGTAGGTTGTATCTCTACCCAATGTTGAAACTTTCCATCACTTAAATTGTAATGTTCAATGTCACTGATAAGTGCATCAGCATCAATCAATCTCATTCCTGTTCACCTCTCACTTCCGTAATAACCACAGGCACAATTTCGTAATCCTTACCACACCGCCTATGCTTGAAATCAAATTTGACATGATCATAATCTGCATATGTCAA